CTTTCTAATCGTGGCAGCCACCATAAATGCAACTGTAAAAGACGCTAACGCTAACAGCTATGTCACGCTTACAGAAGCCAACACTTACTTTGAGACAGTTCCAGACTCTTCAACTTGGACAAATAAAACAGACGATCAAAAGAAGAGAGCACTAATATCGGCCACTAGATGGATCGACAGCTTTGTATTCTACGGAGACAGATGCGATGATGGTCAGGCACTAAAGTTTCCAAGAAATAATTATCAGGTAGATGGAGTAGAACTATCTTGCAGTGTTATACCACTCAATATAAAGTACGCACAATATGAATTAGCCAGAGCTTTAGCAAATGATACTGGTGCTATTACAGGTACTACAGGTAAAGATGGTAATTTTAGTGAAGTAAAACTAGGGGATCTACAGGTTAAATACAACACTGAAAGTCAGGGAACAGGATCTATAAATAACATCATGGATGTTTACCCTTGGTTACAAAGTTACCTTGGAGCCTATATGCTGGGTGGAGCAGGTAGTTTTCAAATGAGAGTGGTTAGAGGATAATGGCAGGACAACTAGATACACTATTTAGATCCGTAGCCAAACAGGTTGTTGCAGATTTAGGCAGTTCTTTTGACAGCACCATCTCTTATATAAGAAAAGGTACATCAAGCTACAACGTAGAAACAGGTGAACAGATAACAGTTGATACAACATATTCTGACTTAAAAGTTCCTGTAGAGTATGTTAGATCCGAGGAAGATTTATCCACAGAAACAAGACAAGCAAAAGTCTATATAACTCCTGATCTTATAGGAGATAATCAACCAAACTTGGAAGATGAGATAGTATTAACTTATGCAGGATCTACCAGAACTGCACAGATAATGAGCATTGACACAAAACAGGGTGGTCAGACTTATCTGTTTACTTTATTAGTGAGGTTCTAATGAGTGATACTCCTTTTACAGATGGTATAGAAAAGGAAACAAGAGCAGAACTTAATCAGGCTTTCAATGACTTAGTACTTACGCTTTTGACTGATCTACCTAGTCAAAGTCCACAATATACAGGTTTCTTTGCTTCAAGCTGGAAAGCAGATAGATCGTACCCACAAGCAGTAGACCCACTGGAATCCCCTTGGACACAGGTAAAATCAGACAGACAAAGGGGTATGGATAGAACTCCGATAGTAAGACCTAGACATACATCCAGACCCAGGTTTAAGTTTGGAGAGACTGCATTTGTAGGTAATACAGCTAACTATGCTAGACAGGCTTTAGGTTCACCGAACAGCAATATAGTTCCTTACTTTGAAAAAATATCAGAAGTAGCCGACATGGTATTCAGCAGAAAACCTGATATTAGAATATCTACAGGGCAAGTATTGTCTCCTGGAGTTGGAGGCGGTATAAATGCTCCTGCACAAGGATCTAGGTACAAAAGAGTATGACTTTAGTAAACGCAAGAGCAGCTTTTGAAAAAGCTATAACAGACTCAGTAAATGATTCTGACCCCACAGTAAAATTGATATACGACAATATTCCACAAACTCTTTCGGGTAAAACCATAACTTATGTAGCCACATCAATAACCTTTAATCAATCCACAATACAAGCACACGGAGCTGCTGCCACATACTATTCTGGTGCGGTCCAGTGTAATATTTATGTGCCTAAAAATAAAGGTACTTCTGTGCTATCTGCTATAGGAGAACTTGTAATATCTGGATTAACCTCTATAAACGCTTCGGATTACACAGATACTTTTAGTTGTAAGCCTAGAGTTGGTGAAATAAGTGGTCCAATAGTAGTTGAGGTTGAGGGTAAATCACACTTCTTAGGCATCATATCCTGTGCTTTTTCTGCCAATTCGTAGTATATTAAAGTAGCAATCTAACAGAATTATGACCAGAGCTATTGATCTTTTAAAAAATAAGTTTGGGGTAAGTCAACTTTACAAATACGATATTGTTGATTCTGACGGTGGTGTAGTTCTAACTGTTTACTGGCATCCACTTACAATAGCCGAACGTGAAATGATTCAGAAAAAGAGTGGATCAGAAGATAGTAATGATTTTGCCTTACAATTAATGATAGAAAAAGCACTAGATAAAAGTGGTAAAAGATTATTTGCCGATGGAGATAAGGCATCCTTAAGAAGAGAGGTTGCAGCAGGTGTACTCCAAGAAATACAACTATCCATGCTTCAAGCAGGAACAGAACAGGAGGTAGAAGAGGCAAAAGCCGATTTGAAAAGCGAATCCTGATTGGTACTTTATATACGCTTTAGCTAATGATTTAAAAATGACTGTACGGGATTTGTGCAGCAAACTAACTGTTGAAGAAATGATGGGTTGGGCTGCCTTTTATAATTTACGTAACGAAGAACAAGAAAAAGCACAAGATAGAACACAAAGAAGGAGCGTTATACCCAAATCACGGTAGAATAGTCTATATAATTGTTTATTTAGGTCGAAATGGCAGAGAAGAATCTAAATATACGGATAAAAACGATAGATAAGGAGTTAAAAGAGTCCTTAAAAAAGATAGGTCAGTTAGAAAAAACTGTAGACAGATTAAATAGTAAACAAGTAAAACTAAAAACTAATAGAGCACAGGAAGCAGCAAAAAGATTAGAAAGAGAATTAAAAAAGGCTAATGAAATAACTGAAAAATTATTTTCTTTTAAAAGAACAGATGGATTTGGAAGATCTATAGCAAAAGTAAGAGATGAACTTTCTGCGGTAAGACTAGCGTTTGATAAAGCTAACAGTGCAGCAGAAAGACAGGAAAAAGCAACTGCCCTAATTGCAGGTAACTTTAAAAAGATAAGGATGGAAGCTGCTGCTTTCGCACAGGCAAGCGGTGATAGAGCAGCCCTGCAAGCTGCTAGTGGTGGAAACGTACAGTCAAGACTGAAAGAAATAAGTAACTTTCCAAAAACTATGCTTGCTGGTAGAGAGGCTATGGGTCTCCTTAACAGGATGCTGGAATTGTCTGTTGTTGGCTCAAAAGACTTCTTAGCTATAAGTAAAGCAATCGGAGAGCAAATAAGACAAAACGCTGAAATCCAAAAAGCATCAGATAAAGCTGCTGGATTAGATAAACCTAAGAAAAAGGTAAAAGCCAAAAAAGAAGAAGCAAGAACAGATAGAAAGATAAATGAGCAGCTACAGCAAAGACTTCAACTGGAAATGGATATAAGAAAAGTACGTGAAAAGAGAATAAGGCAACAGGAAAGAGAACTTCAAAATGAAAAACGTGCCAAGTCTAAGAGAAGGCAAAGTCAGTTACTCGGAGCAGGTTTCCCCTTATTATTCGGTGGAGGAGCTGGTGCTATCGGTGGTAGTTTGGCTGGATCTTTCCTTGCACCAGAAGGGGAAGAGTTTGGTGGTCAGATATTTGGTAGTGCCATCGGTACTTTATTAGAACGTAATTTACGCACAATCAGAGAAATAGGAAATGCTACACAAAACCTAGACTTAGCTGCTTTAGAAAACTCTTCTATAAGAGTTAATGCTGAACTGGATCGAACCATCAAAAATCTACAAAGAATAGGAGAGTCTGAAAAAGCTAGAAAATTACTAAGTGAGGAGGTAGCTAAACAAACATCAACAGTAGCAGGAACTTCAGAAAATATAGCGGACAATATTAACCTATTAGTTGACGAGTTTAAACAATTTACAGCTTTAGCATCAACAGCTTTAGGAATAATAGGTGTACCTTTTGTAGCTGCATTAACGCTGTTACTGGATACAGTAAATATGATTTTAGAAGGATTTAACTTAATAACGTCTGCAATAGGTAAGGCTATAACTGAACTTATACGACTGATTAGATTTTTACCTGGTGGTCAAAAAATACTGGATTCTATTGAAAAGAAAGTTCAATCAGTTAATGAAGGTGGAGTTAAATTAACCAAGTCAGCAAAAGACACTATGGCTAGTCTGGCAGAGCAAAAACAAAATCTCATAGAAAGACTTACTTTAGGAGATAAGGAAGCTGCCATACGGAAAAAGATAAGAGACCTTTTAGCACAAAACCCAGAGCTAAAGAAAAAAGAAGTTGAAGAGGCAGTAAGGGGTATAGCAGCAGTAGAGAAACAATTAGAGCAACAGCAAAAGTTACATGATCTATACAAGGCAATAGGACAGAGTATTGAAACTGGAATAGTTGATGCTATTCAAGGTGCAATAGAAGGAACTAAAACTCTTGGAGAAGTTGCTCGTAGTGTATTCAGTCAAATACAGAGATCCTTAATTCAATTTGGTGTTAACTCCTTACTGACTGGTTTATTCCCAGGTTCAAGATTATTCAGAGCTAATGGTGGTCCTGTTAGTGCAGGAAAAAGTTATATGGTTGGAGAGCGTGGCCCAGAAATGTTCACACCAAATACAGGTGGTCGCATAACATCAAATGATGACTTAGGTGGATCAACAAGTATAGTTGTAAATGTAGATGCTTCTGGGTCCAATGTTCAAGGCGATAATCAGCAGGGAAGAGAACTTGGTCGCTTAATTGCTGTTGCGGTACAATCTGAAATAATACAACAGAAAAGACCAGGAGGATTACTCGCATAATGGCTACGTTTCCCTCAATTCAGCCTACTTATGGACAGCAAAAAAGTTCTGAACCATTAACTCGCACTATCCGCTTCGCTGATGGCTATGAACACAGAATATTATTTGGATTAGCTCAACATCAAAATCCAAAAGTTTTTAATTTTACCTTTGAAGTTACGGAATCGCAAGCAGATATTATAGAAACATTCCTTGATGCTAGAGCAAACGATAGTGATAGCTTTACTTTTACACCACCTGGAGAAAGCTCATCTTCTGAATTTGTTTGTGAAACATGGAGTAAGTCAATTCCATATCTTAATAGAGCAACTATTCAAGCTACCTTTAGACAAGTATTTGAACCAGCAACATAATGTCAGTAAACTCAGCAGTATTTAGTGATCTACAATCAATAAATCCATCAGCGATTATTGAACTATTTACACTTACTTTGAAAGAAGGGTTGCATTATGCAACAGGTAATCCTGATTCAGTAACAACTACATATAGATTTCATGCTGGTAGTAATTTAAACGCAAATGGTAAAATAGTTTGGGATGGCAATGCTTATCTTAGATTTCCAATAGAAGCATCAGGTTTTGCTTTTCAAAAGGGGCAGTTACCTCGCCCAAGAATAATAATTAGTAATGCCACAGGGTTGATCTCTGCAATTCTTTTAACTGTAAACGAAATAACAGCTGGTAATGATCTCACAGGAGCTACAGTTACAAGAATCAGAACATTAGCTAAATTTATTGACGCTGTTAATTTTTCTAATAACACAAATGCAACTGCTGATCCTACTGCTGAATTTCCACAAGAAGTATATTCAATAGATCGTAAATCAACGGAAACTAGAGAAGTAGTTGAGTTTGAACTTGCTGCTCCTACAGATTTAGCAGGAGTTAGGATACCCAAGCGTCAGTGCACCAGGTCGATATTCCCTTCTATTGGTACGTTTGTTCAATGAGTTGGAAATATAAAGCACTACTTCATGCACAAAGAGAAGATCCGAAAGAATCTTGTGGACTTTTACTAAATGTAAAAGGCAAGGAAAGATATTATCCTTGTCGTAATCTTTCAATGACAGAACATCAATGTTTTATTATTGACCCAGAAGATTATGTAAAAGCAGACAATACGGGAGAAATAGTTGGTGTTGTTCATAGTCATCCAATAACACCACCTGATCCTAGTCAGGCAGATAAAATTAGCTGCGAAGATAGTAATTTGCCGTGGTATATTGTTAACCCTAAAACAGAGCAATGGGCATATTTAGAACCCTGCGGATACAAGCCACCATT